TTTTCCGCCACCAGTTTTGTCTCAGCTTTTGCTTTGTCGAGCTGCGCTTGCGTGACGATCTCAGCGTTTGGAGCGTCTTCGCCTGCGGTGGTGGCAAGGTACGCCTCATATCTCTTTCTGCGGTCTTCCTCCGATTCCCCTGCAGGTGCGGGTTCTTCGGAGAAGTCATCGAGATCAAAGGCATCGAACGACACCGGCAGGCCGAGGGCTTCCAGGTCGATGTCGAAATCCAGGTTGAGCATATCGACTTCGTGGAGGAAGTCTTCGTCAATCCATTCCGAAAACTCGGAAATCTTGTTATCGGTCAGGCGGTCGAGGCGTATGGTTTCCTCATCCGCGTCTGTTACCACACAGGGGATTTGCGGCATACCCAGGCGAATCGCCGCCGCATACCGCGCATGCCCCTTTACGATGACGCCGTTGTGGTCGATGACGATAGGGACATTGAATCCCACTTTTGGGATCACTTCGACCAGCAGATCAACAGTCTTGTCATTCTTCCGGGGGTTCCGAGCGTAAGGCTTTACCTCGCGGATCGCCTTCATGACGATCTTATCAGCAACTTCCATCACGCTCAGCCTCCTTCCGATACTGTGCCATCTGCCGTGCCTGGTTCTCCGAGATGCAGGCCTTGGAGAACGTGTTGCTCTCGTAGAGCTTGGCATACCCGGTGATGTGTTTCAGGCGGACCAGTTCTTCCGGCTCCAGGCCCAACTCGTTGCACACGTCCAGGTCTGAGGCTCCGTTGAGCAGCATTTGCATGACGATATTCGACATGCCGTTGATGGAGTGCTTGCCCCTGGCCCTGTTATGGCGCACCGTCGAGGCCATCAGGTCATTCATGCTCTTGTTGTGGAGGACCACACAGGGGAGCTTGCCCTCGCAGGATGCATAAATGTCCTTGTAGCGCCGCATGATGCTGTATCTGTGGAAACCGTCTACGATGACATAGCGGTCTTTGCTCTGGTCATAGATGGTGACAACCGGCTGCGTGTACCCGTCCGCCTTGACGGAGCGATACAGCAGCTTCATTTCCTGGGTTGCCACGCTGTTGGGGTTGTAGTTGTTGGCGTGGACCTTTTCGATGGGGATCCATTCCACGTTGAAAACGGGCTGATCTTTAATCATGCTTTTCGCCCTGGTACTGCTCAAACTGCCGCCTGTCCCGTTCCCGGTATATATCGGTCTTTGCCCGGATGCGGAATCGAGACCGGGCGTTGGCATTGTTGGTCCCGTCTATATCGTTCAGGACGATCTCTTTGACATGGACCTTGTACCACTCGTCGCCGGTCTGGTTCTTCCACCGATTCCGAAACAGCTCGTGATACTCCGGCTTGACGATGTTCACCAGCAGATAGCGATCCGTTCAAAGTTGTTTTCAGGGCTTCCATAATCCTGCTCTCGCTGTCCACAGACACATCTTTTGGCGGCGTCAAGAATCTCAGGTCTGTTCATTTCTCTGCTCCTTTTCCTCTCTGGTATGGCAATGTCAAATTCCATAGCAGTCTCCAGCCAAACGACCTCATTTCCTGCCAACTCTTGAATCGCTGCCCGTTCCGTATCGCCCTGCCCTGCGCATCCTTTCAAGGACAACGACTCTGCAATCCAAAACCTATAAACATTGCCGTTCGAATTTTCCGTTGTCATTTCAAACACCTTATACGGATACAAGGGCTCATTCACTTTCTGTAACCTCCTGAATGCCAAAAACCACGTAGCCCGGTTCAATATGCCAACCCGACAAGACGTATGTGATTTCATACACCTTGTGGTCGAGAGGCTCATCGACGTTCCGCCTGTTCGTGACGTAAAACTTCACGTAGTCGCCCTTCTGATAACCACGGTCGTTCTCCCGGACCTCAAAGGTTTTTTCCCTATTAAGAATCGCATCCTGAAACTCACGCAGCAATTTAATCTCGTGCAGCTGTCTCATCTGCTGTTCCCTCCTCAGCAGCATCCAGATCCCGGATAAACATTTTGTGGCTCAACAGCACAGCGTCATCGCAGCCCAAGACTGTTTTATATTTTCCACACAGCATGTCAAGCGTCTCGCGTCTGTTGTAAGCCTTCTCAAGCAGGTTAACTTGGTTATCAGGACGCCGCTCAATATCGGTGATCTGTAAAACCGTTACATAGGTTATTTCTTTCATAAACCCTCCTACATTCCTGGCCCACGATAAATCACAACCATAGATGGAAATGGGGCGCTGTTTTTCGCGTTTCCGAATTTCAACCTTCCGGGTATGAAACGGATCTCCGCCCGGTGCAGAATATAATCGTGGAAATACCGCGTGTCGGTTCTCGCCGGAATCAGCAGCACAACCAGCGTGTTTTCCCGATGCCCTTCTTCGTAGGCTTTTTTCACCCACTGTCCGATCGAACGACCGTAGGGAGGATTGCAGAATACCCGACTCCCCGCCCACGGCTGTTTCAGTCCATCATCTTCCTTTGTGTAAAACCTGGTGCATTTATGATTGCTTTCATCGGCACACGGATCGAGATCGAAGTGGAACTCCCGGTCTAACTCGGCGAACACTTCCGTCGGTGTAGCCCACTGGTCTGTTTCGCTGCTGAATAACGCCGGGTTAATCATCAGAATACCAGACTGACCAGGACCAAGGTAAACAGGGCCACCGATACCGACGAGCTCAAAACACGTTCCCGAAAAGACGAGATTCCGTAGCTCGCAATCAGGGTAAAACACCCGGCCAGCAACATAACGATTCTAAGGGCAGTAAACATTCTTTTAACCTCCTATCAGTCGATGTCATCGAAACAAACCGGGATAGTCCCGATACTCTTTCCATGAGGTGAAAGCAAAGGGAAGGGTCCGTGGGATGATGTCGCCGCTGTCAAAGGTGTGGGCGAAGGTGCC